TGTGTTAAATGTAGAAGGAAAGCAATGGCTGAAGGCAGTAAAGCTATGGACGTATTCAAAGATAAATGTGGAGGTAAAGCCAAGAGACGTATTAAGAAGAACGAGAATGGTGATAAAATAGCAGTTAATAAGACTGATACCGTACACACTAGCAAGGGAATATATAATGTTAGTAACAAGAAGCTCCCTTACAAGAAGATGTCCAAAGCAGATTACAAAGGACTACCTTTAAAAGACAAAATGAAAGTTGATATGAAAGACCAGGCCAACGGCAGAGGTGCTAGCGGAGCAGGTGCAACTAGAGGTAGTAATATAGGTAAAAAGTTAAGCGGTGGCACTATTACTTCGTTCAAGTGCGGAGGAATGGCTAAGAAGAGAATTAAGAAGAATATGTGTGGAACTGTTAGCAATAAATGGAGTATTCCTAGTAAAGCTAGCGGTGATGCTATTAAACACATTAAAGGCGGACCAGGCTCGGCAGATAGTACTAGAGAAATGAAATTTAATGGATTTCAGAAGAAAGCACTAGCTGGTAAGCCTTATAAAAGCAAATAAATATGAAAGTATTCCTATTTGATAATGGTACTAATTCGGTGATTGTGAATGAGCCAGAGGTTCTTCTTATTAAGGAGTTCGCAGCTCTATGGACTAATGAAAGGAATAAGACCAAAGAAGACCCTACGGGAGTTTGCAAATCAAGAGCTTATAGAGAGCTTGTTTACATATGGCTAATGTTAGATTGGGCATCTCCATACTCTGATTATACAGAACAGGAAAGGCATCAAGCATGTCTTCAGGATGCTAATTTAAGTGAAGAGGAATGGGCAGACCCAATCTTCAGAGCCGCATGTAGGAAGTACAGAGATATTCAAAACGAATCTAGAGCACTTAAACTCATTAAGTCTGCTCAAAGTGTAGTTGATAGAATTACTGATTACTTTGACACCATAGATTTATCCGAAAGAGACCCAGTTACTAATAGACCTGTTTGGAAAGTGGCTGATGTAATGAAAGAAATGCAATCAGTTTCTAAGGTTATAGAAGAACTTAAAACTCTTGAGTATATGTACAAGAAAGAGCAAGAGGAAGAGACTGGAGTTAGAGGTGAAAGTGAAATAGGTTTTAACGACAGATAATTATGGCTGGACGTGGCAGACCTAAGAAGAAAGTCGAAGTTCCAGAAACAGTTCAAGAGTTAATACAAAGAGTAGAACCAGAATTGATAGAGGCTATTCCATACGTAGACCCTATTATAGAAGATAAATCAGTTAGCACGTCTAACATTGTATGGGATGTAACATTAGATACTGAGATTAAGCATTTCGACCCTACTCTATCTTATGAGCTGACTGGATATCGACCAGTGGATGAAGAAAGAGGATTAGATTTTAATCCAGAGTGGTTCACTGAAGCTAGACAGATTAAATTAAGAGACGGTAAATACTGTGCCTATCCTAAAGGAACTAAGAAGTATAATGACTTCTGGACTGAAGAACATAGAAGATGTAATCAAGGATATGAATCACATGGGTATAGAATCACAGGTGATAATTACTTCTTCCTTAATTATTATAGACTAAAGAACACCGATGTGTCTCAAGCTGGTACCGGTCGTGAAACTACATTCCCTTCATTCTTTAGTAAGCAGTATGAGTACTTCCATTACATAGAAATGTGTGAGAAGTTGAAGAAGGATGTGTGCGCCCTTAAAGCTCGTGGAGTCGGTTGACACAATAAACTAAAGCCGACTATAAATTCCGCAAAATCGGTGAAGACTAACGTGATTAATCACTTATTAAATTTAATATTATGACTAAGAAGGAACAATTAAAATTTATTGAGGATAACTATCCCTTATACAACAATCATATATCTAACAGAAGAATAAGACATACATTCTTCGATACAATCGAAACTGAACTACAAGCTTATCTGCTTGGATTTTATGCCGCTGATGGCAGTATTGATGAGAAACGCAAAACCTTAAGAGTTCATTTGCAGTCTGGAGATTCTGAAATAGTGTACTTATTTAAAGATAGTATAAGTCCAGACGCTAGAACGTTTACCGTAGCACCACATATTGTAACTGGAAGAAACGGTATGAAAGTAAATGCCCATGCATCATTTGGAGTTGACATTACTAGTTCCAAATTATGTAATGCCTTAGTAGACTTAGGGATAGGATATAATAAAAGCGTAGCAGAACTCAAAATTCCAAGCATTCCTGAGGACCTTGTGAAACATTTCATCAGAGGTTATTTTGATGGAGATGGATGTATTACTGGATGGTTAGCTACAGAGAAGGGTAAAGCTGACAGAGTTAGATATAAGTTTGATATATGTAGTAAAACAATTACTATGTTGTCTGATATACAGAAGGTTCTTTCTAAGAATGATATTAATGTAAATATTAATTATCTTAAACGTGATGATATGTATAGGATATCTACTTCATCTAAAAGCGAAGTGAGTAAACTATATCATTATCTATATGATGATGCTAATTTCTATTTATCAAGAAAGTTTAGTAAGTTTAGTTACTATGTTAATACCGAGGTAAGTCAGCTCATCGCTGACCACCGTAACGCGCAGGAGGTGAACGTTAATGAGAGTAATAATCCTCCCACGAGTGCGGAACATTCTGTAAAAGAATGAATATGTGCGCTGACCTTATAGGAAACTATAAGAAGTATAGGATAAAAAGCCTATACGGTAACAAAGTGTTTAGTGAAATTGCAGCATCTTTAGGAGTTAGGTTATATACAACTGTTAGAGGTTCACATACAGTATATGTAGCATTTACCGAGAAATTCGTTAGTGACGTGCTTCGTAAATGCTGGGAACAGCTTGAATATTTAAATGCTGATACAGAAGGCGGCATGAGACATCTAAGACAGAAGTATAATTCTGATATGCATAAGAGAGCTTCTCTTCTTACTAAAGACAGAGAAGAATTTGGATTCATGTCAGACATTATTGGCTTCGTAGTAGATGTTCCTCGTAAGCTACGTGGAGACCGTGTGGATAGATTGTTCTTTGAAGAATCTGGTTCTAATCCAATCCTAGTAAAGACTTACTTACAGAGTACAGCTCTTGTAGAAATTCTAGGTAATAAATTCGGAACCAGATTTGTATGGGGAACAGGTGGAGACCAGGGACCTGCACTTGACGGACTTAGTAAGATGTTTTATAATCCAGCTGGTTATAATTTCTTACCTTATAAACACAATCATACTAAAGACGGTTCTTACGCTTTTACTTCATTCTTCATACCTGCCTATACATTTGTAGCAGCAAATGGATATGTAGACGATAGAGGAGTTACTAATACTGCGAAGGCTAAGAAGTTCTATTTAGACCAAAGAGAAGCTCTACTAGCTAACCCGAAGGAGCATTTAATTGCATGTGCAGAGTTCTGTTTTACTCCTGACGATGCCTTGGCTCTAGAAGGAGATAATCAGTTTAATACTGTATTGTTAAGTGAGCAACTTGCTAATATCAAACTACATAAACTGGGACCACATATTGATGTAGGTCAGTTAGAATATAATTTCACTAACAACCAGCACACAGAGGAAGCAATTGATAGTGTAAGATTTGTTAGTAATCCTAAAGGTAANCTAAAATAGTGTGCTATTATAGGGACAGACCTAAGACTTTACGTGAAGCACATATGACATGTCTTAAGATATTGCAGTATTACGATTGTCAGGCGGTTCTTGAATCTACTAGAATGTCTACTCTACAATTCTTTAGAGAGAAACATAAAGAGAATAGACATTTGATGAGAAGACCTAGAGCTACTCAATCTGACATACAAGGAGGTCGTAGTAAACAATTCGGAGCTCCTGCTACTGAAGTAGTAATTAGGCATCAATTAGATTTGATAGCTCAACATATAGAGGATTATTGTCANTGCATGGGGGATAGAATGTTGTCCCTCCTCATGGTAACATGAGGCAATAAAATAATCCCGAAATATCGGTGAAGACTAACGTAACTTAAATAAAATGATTTATCATGGATGATTTACTAAACACAATATGCCCATTAGAGAAGATGGGTAAAGGAATAAAGAATATCAGACACAGATTCTTCCATTCTATAGAAACTGAAATACAAGCCTATTTATTAGGATTTATAGCAGCAGATGGTAGCATTGACGAGAAACGTAATGCATTATCAATTCATGTTAGTGCTAAAGATATAGAAATACCACAGCTGTTTCAGAAATGGGTAAGTCCAGAGAGTAGTATAGAATCTTATGTTGGTAACACTTTCAACTCTAGAGGTAAAACGTACACTTCTAAAGATTCCGTTAGAATTAATATTACCAGTAAGCAATTAATTTCTGATTTAAAGAATCTGGGAATTACGCAAGCTAAGACGTGGAGAGAGTTACACATTCCTAACATAGATGAGTCTTTAATAAAACATTTCATCAGAGGTTATTTTGATGGAGATGGATGTTTCTCTATGTCGGTTAGAAAGCCTAATGCTAAGAACAGAGAGAAGAATTACAGAGTATCCGCTCAGGTAGAGATATACTGTAAAAGAGATGAAATATTGAAGGATGTCAGAGCATTTATATTAAAAGAACTGGGAGTAGAAATGAGAATATATTACATAGATAGAGATGATATGTTTAAAATACGTACCAGCAAAAGTGATGATATAAAGTCACTGTTCTCATATATATATGATGGCTCTGTCTATCTGAATAGGAAGTTTAGTAAGTTTAGTTACTATGTTAATACCGAGGTAAGTCAGATTATATCTGATACCGTAACGCATAGAGAGTGAAATAATCTCTCCAAGAGTTTGGGACATCCTAATAAGGATGAATATGTATGCTGAACTAATAGGAAACTATTAGAGCAATAGGATAAAAAGCCTATTGGGTAACATATTGGGCAGAACTAGGAGACGAGGAATTAATGGGAGTAGTTCCTAAAGAAATGGACAGTCCTAATAACAAACTAAGACCTTTCGGTTATTGGGTTGACGAAAGAGGAATTAGACATAAAGGAGTTATTCCAGAGAAACAACAGATAGTACCTAAGTTTAATTTATGGCCTACACAATACGATGACCCTACAAGAATTAGAAGTAGCAATCAGAGATTTATTCAAACAGATTTATCATAAAGAATATGTGGCTAAATTAAAGCTAGAAGAGCTACAAACTGCCGAGGGGACACATAGAGGTTATAAGTTAACACTTGGCATGAATAATATAGACAAGCCACTTATTATATCGTTTGAAGGTGGTGAAGTAGCATATCTTAAATTTCTTAGACAGGAATTAAGAGATAGAAGATTAGGCGACACACATTATTTCCTAGGATATAAACAATATAACGGATTAGAGAGTTGTAATGAGTGCACAGAACAGGAGTGATGAGTACTTAATGGAGCATATTGATAAGGCAGTATCAGAATTAGTATTTCCTAAGTACAAATTACAGAAAGCATATAATTATTATAATGGATATAGAGATGCCGAACAATATAGGTATCTAGAAGAGAATTTCGGAATAGGCAATCCTACTTCTATAGAATTCACTCCTCTTATCAGGAAGCATGTTGATGCTTTACTTGGAGAATACCTAGGTACTCCATTACTGCCTAAAGTGTCATGCAAGGATAAAGAAACTATATCTAAGATATCTAGAGATAAGGAATTACAAATTAATAAGGAAGTATATCAATACTTACAACAACACCTTAATAATCAGATATTAGCATTCTTAGGAGGACAAGAAGTAACTGATAAAGCCGTAGAAGCCCAACTTAACAAGTTAGTAGAAGAGATTAATAACAGCTTTGTTAGTGAATATGAAATAGCTGCACAGAATGTTGTTGAGTATATAATTCAATCTAGAGATATTAACTTACTTACTAAGTTAAAGAACCTGTTACTTGATTTACTAGTAACTGGTATGAGCTTTTACCAGGTTCATCCTAGTAGGAAGAGAACTAATATAGAAATAGAGGTATTAGACCCACGTAATGTATTCGTTGATAGAAATCCAGAATCTGTATATGTTAGAGATAGCTACAGAGTAGTTATTAGACGTTGGTTAACTAAGCAACAAATACTTAATAAATATGGTCCTCAACTAGATACAAGTAGTATCAATGAATTAGAGGAGATGTTTGAGGGATATTACGATAGTAGTTATATATATGTACGTTCCATGAGCAATCAAGCTACTGGAGCTCCTATTACAGACGGACTCGAGGCGGGTAAAGAAGTAATACCTGGATTCCCTACCGACTACTATGAGACTTACAATTATAAGTTAATACCTGTGTTTGAAGTTGAGTGGATTGATGTTGATAAAGAAGGAGAAGATTATGTAGAGAATAGATATGAAGGAGTCAAGATTGGGGAATCTATTTACATTCTTACTGGTAAATCTCTTGATGTAGTTAGAACTAAAGATAATCCTACACACTGTGGATTGTCAGTTAATGGTTTGTTCTTTGTAAACAGAAGTAACGAACCATATTCACTTGTGCTTGCATGTTCACATCTTCAAGACAAGTATGATTTGATTACTTTCTTTAGGGACAATGTAATTGCTAATAGTGGTACTAGTGGAGACTGGATTGACTTTAGTATGCTACCTATGGCTCTTGGTGATGATTTGACTGAAAGATTGCAGAAATTCATTGCATATAAGAAGACTGGTGTGGCTCCTATTGATACTTCACAAGAAGGTAGGGCATTTAATAACAATACTTCTTTTGCTGGATTCGATGACTTGTTAAAAGCTGATACTATTCAGGCATTTAATATGGCGTTGCAGATGTTAGAAGAGCAGACATCATCTATTACTGGAGTGTTTAGAGAGAGATTAAATGGAATAGAAACTAGGGATGCTGTTAGTAATGTTAAGGCAGGTATGAGAAACTCTTATATCATTACTAAATCTTACTATCAACAAATGGATACTTTGGCAGAGGATATTCTGATTGATTCTCTTAATTGTGCTAAGAAGGTATGGAAACATAAACCACTTACTGGAACTTTAGTGCTAGGTGACAAACTACAGAAAGTATTTACTGCTCTCCCTGAACATTTTACTTTTACTGACTATGATATTCATGTAATAGCTAGTAGTAGAATTATGGAGGAAATGCAGAACATGCAACAGTTAATGATTGAGTTCATCAAGAGTGGTCAACTAGACCCAGACATAGCTATGGAGTGCATGACTGCCAGAAGTATGACTGAACTTAAATCTAAATTGTCTAAAGCATTTCAAAAGAGAAGAGAAGAAACTCAGAACACTGCGCAGATGCAACAACAGAACGAAGAGCTACAGAAGCAACTTCAAAAGGCGGAACAAGAGAAAGAGCAGCTTAATAATAAAATTGCATCTCTTAATGAAGCTAAGATTGCTATTGAAAGACAAAAGGTTGAATATGACTATGAGATTGGAATTATTAAGGCTAATGCTGATAGAGATTATAAGCAGAGTACTTCTGACAATGACACCAAAAGAACAGATATTGAGATAGCCCAATTGTACGATGGGAATCAGCAGAATAACGAAGTGAAGAACGTATAATGGAATTAAAAATTAAAGTTTGCACTAACGATAGCTGTAAGGTAATCATACTTGACGATACTGGTACAGGAGAGAATGGCTATTTGCCTGAATCTTCTTCAGTTATCGTCAAGAACAGATTCAAGTACTCTGACACTGTATCTATTGATGTCTTACAACATAATAAGGCAGATGGGCCTGAAATACAACTTCCTGTTTACACTTTACATGATGACGGTAATAAGTCAGTAACTATGCCAGTAGGGTTTGATGGGTGGTTTAATGTATATCATATAGTTCTGCCGACTAAAGATTGGTTTGATAGAGAGATGGATAAAACGGCTGGTTCAGCTGTAACTATGTATGCCACTGTGTACTATTCGGACGGCATCTACATCTATAAGTATTTTAATGGCACATCTACGACCGTAACTGTAGATGAGATAGTAGAGAGGAACATAGAAGATACTACAATTTCTAGGACATATAATAATTACGTGTCTATTTGTTTTCTTAAGAAATGTTATATATCTTTGTGCCAGCAAATATTTAATAGCAGAGGTTTCAGTAAATGTTGGAGTAAGAATGCTGTAGCGGCCGAATTATCCTACAAGAGAGATTTAGTCTGGATGGCTATTAATGTAATCAAATATATGGTTCAATCTAATC